TTTGATATTAAGATGTAGAGAAAAAGGTAAATGGGATTTAGCTATAAAATTACGCAATAAACTTTTAAATATATGAAATATATAATTATATTATTGCTACTTACATCTTGTAAGACTACAGATATAGACCCCAAAGTTACAATAATAAAAAATATTTTACAAAAATCAGTTGACAAATAAATAAAAGTATGATAAGGAGAAACAATGGAAACAGAGAAAAACTACCTCATAAAAGTATTTGGATTAGGATACACAGGACAATACACATTACCACTTTCAGGAATAGTAGATGCAGATAGAATAAATGATGAGGCTACACACCTTATCCTTACCAAAAAGCTATCTCTTGAAAGAGATAAATTTTACTCACAAGATGTGAGAATAACATACGAGGAATTATAAGATTGAATTATAGACAACAACTACAAGTAGTGCAGGGATTGTTTGTTCCACCCGATACACAGATGAGAATGGATTGTCCCTTCTGTAAAAATTTAAATACACTAGCAGTTGATACTACAGAAAATAATTTAAATTGGTTTTGTTTTCATGCGTCATGTAAAGCAAAAGGAAAAAAACAAGGAGAAAAAGATATGAAATATGTACAAAAAGTATTGGAAGGAAATACAGAATTATATATAGAAAATGATGAGTTTAAAATACCTGATAGTTTTCAAGGTATATATTCAAATGAAAAAGCAATGCGATGGTTATCAAATAATAATTGTTGGGAGGCTTGGTCGTGGGGTAGAGCAGATATTAAGTATGATGTAAAGCAAGATAGAGTTGTGTTCTTAATTAAAAATAGATACTCACATAAATTTGTTGGTGCAGTAGGTAGAGGATTAAATAAAAATGTTTATCCTAAATGGTTTATGTATGGTAATAAAGATGTACCATTTAAATGTGGTGAGTGTGATGATGCAGTTATAGTAGAAGATTGTCCATCAGCTTGTGCTGTATCTAACATACTTACTGGTATTGCAATTATGGGTACAAAATTAAAAGATTTACATAAGAGTCATTTAAAACCGTATAAAAAACTATACATATGTTTAGACAGAGATGCCACAACAAAAGCATATGATATAGCTAAAGATTTAAGGTCGTCAGGGTTTGACAATGTCGTAGTTAAACCATTAGAAGATGACCTTAAATACTTTAATACAGAACAAATAAGGGAGATGTTTTATGATAGAAAAACAAATGCTTAGACTAATGCTTGGTAAAGCATTCTATACAAAATACAAAGGCACTATATCTCCTACTATATTTACAGGAGATATAAGTTCTTTGTTTGATACAATACAAAAAGCACATGCAAAATATTCAGATGATATAAGTGTTGATGAATTATATTCTTTGCATACTGCTATATTTAATCCTGCATTAACTCGTGCTGCAAAAGAAAAGTTTAGTGAGTTAGTAGAAGATATAAAAGAAATACAAGAACCTAGTAAAGAAATAGCAAAAGATATAATGCGTATCTTATCTGATAGAGATTTAGCACAACGAATAGCTGTTGAAGCTACAGAAATATTTAATGGTAAAGATGCAAACTTTACTGATATAGCTGGTATGATAGAAAATCATAAACAAGGTGACGAAGAAAAGACACCTGCAGTTACAAGTGATGTAAAAGAAGTATTAGGATTACTTGATGTAACTACTAAATGGAAGTTTAATATACCTGTGCTAAAAGAAAATGTAGGTGGTATTGGTGGTGGTAATCTTATGATTGCATTTGCTAGACCTGAGACAGGCAAGACAGCTTTTTGGGTTAGCTTGTGTGCAGGACCTGAAGGATTTGCTGAACAAGGTGCAAAGGTACATGCATTTATAAATGAGGAACCTGCTATTAGGACACAGATGAGAGCCATATCTTGCTATACGGGTATGACTAGGGAAGAAATAATACAGGATAAAGAGATAGCACAAAATGCTTGGAGTGAAATAAAAGATAACATAGCTATGTTTGATACAGTTGATTGGTCTATGGAAGATATAGATGCACATTGTGATAAACATAAACCTGATATAATAGTTATAGATCAGTTAGATAAAATAAATGTTACAGGTACATTTGCTAGAACAGATGAAAAGTTAAGGCAGATATATACAAGTGTAAGAGAGATAGCAAAGAGAAGAGATTGTGCTGTGATAGCTATATCACAAGCATCAGCAGATGCACACAATAGAAATAGTATATCATTTGATATGATGGAAAACTCTAAGACAGGTAAAGCTGCAGAAGCAGACATCATTATAGGTATAGGTAGAAACTCTAACTCTGATGCAGAAAATAAAATAAGAACATTATGTATAAGTAAAAATAAAATAAATGGTTATCATGGTGAGCCATCATGTACCATTAGAAGGAGCATAAGCAGATATGAAGTCTAAAATAAAACCATCAAGAGTATTAGAAATAGGCAATATATTTCAAAGGTTTATGGACAAGCATAAAAATTTAGAGTGTGTGGGATCAGGTTTTTTTATTAATTACAAAAAAGAATTTGAACGTGATCTTGAAATAAATTACAAAGGTAAAGAATATATTATTACAATAGCAGAAGTGGAAAGAAATTTATGATTACAACAGTAGACGTAGAAACATCGTGGCAAGTTACAAGTAATGGTGGGTATGATCCATCACCTTATCACCCTGATAATATATTAGTTAGTGTGGGTATAAATGATGAGTATTATTTTACAAACCATTCTGAAAGAATAGATAAAGGTTGCTATCATAATATACAATCTATACTTGATAAGACCACATTATTAGTAGGTCACAATATAAAGTTTGATTTAATGTGGTTGATTGAAGCTGGATTTAAATATACTGGTAGAGTATATGATACTATGTTGGGGGAGTATATATTAAATAGAGGTATAAGAAAAAGTTTAACATTAGAAATGTCTTGTAGAAGAAGACGTATTGGTTCTAAAGATAGTCGTATAAAAGAATTTACAGATAGGGGTATACCTTTTCAAAACATACCAGTAAATTTAGTTGAAGAGTATGGTAGAATGGATGTTCAAATAACTAGAGATTTATTTAATTCACAGATGGCAGACTTTAGAATGCCAAAGAATAAACACCTATTGATGACAGCTAAAATGATGAATGAGTTTTTAATTGTGCTATCTGATATGGAAGCCAATGGTATTAATATAAATTTAGAAGAGCTAGCTAAAGTAGAAAAAGAATATAGGGCAGAGTTTGCATACTTAAAACAAAAGATAGATAAGATTGTATATAAACAAATGGGAGATACTAAAATTAATTTGTCTAGTCCTGAACAATTATCTTGGTTGATCTATAGTAGAAAGCCAAAAGATAAAAAACATTGGGCAAAGATATTTAATGTAGGTATAGATAAAAATACAGGTAAAAATAAAAGACGACCTAATTTTTCTAGATTGCAATTTAGAAATCTAGTTGCAGACAATTCTGAAAAAATATTTAAAACTGTTGCTGAACAATGTCATACTTGCAAGGGTAAGGGTGTAATTAAAAAAATAAAAAAAGATGGAAGTCCATATAAAAATTATACTAAGTGTGAAATATGTGAGGGTGATGGTTATACATATTCTAGTATGGGTAGAGTTGCAGGATTTCAACAAAGACCTAGAAGTGTATATGATATTGCAGAAGCTGGATTTAGAACAGACAAACTTACATTAACTAAAATAGCAGGTGAAGCAGAGGGTGAGTTTAAAACTTTTATAGATGCCATTGTACGGCACAATGCAGTTGATACTTACTTACATACATTTGTTGAAGGATTAAAAAACTTTACAAATGAAAAAGGTTTTTTACATCCTAAGTTTATGCAAGCTGTTACAGCTACAGGTAGACTATCTAGTAGAGATCCAAACTTTCAAAACCAACCTAGAGGTAAAACATTTCCTATTCGTAAAGTTGTATCATCTAGATTTAAAGATGGTAAGATAATAGAGATAGACTTTGCACAGTTAGAATTTAGAACTGCTGTATTTTTATCACAAGATAAACAGGGTATGGAAGATATAAAAAATAAAATAGATGTTCATCAATACACTGCAGATATTATTGGTGTATCAAGACAAGATGCAAAGGCACATACATTTAAACCTTTGTATGGTGGTACAACAGGAACTGAAGACGAGAAAAGATATTATACTAAATTTTTAGAGAAGTATAAAGATATAAAAACTTGGCATGAAAAATTACAAAGCGAAGCTATTAGATTTAAAAGAGTTAAACTACCAACAGGTAGAGAATATTCTTTTCCATATGCTGAACGTACACCCTGGGGTGGATCTACATATGGTACACAAATAAAAAATTATCCTGTGCAAGGATTTGCTACAGCAGATATTGTACCATTAGCCTGTATAAATATTTATAATCTAATGAGAGAAAAGAAAGTAAAAAGTTTGTTAATAAATACAGTGCACGATTCTATTATCGCAGATGTATATCCTGGTGAAGAAAGATTGATGGCTGATATTTTTAATAAAGGAACTGCAGATGTAATACCTGCATTAAAAAAGTATTATGATATTAATTTTAATGTACCACTTGACACGGAACTTAAAATAGGATATGATTGGTTAAATATGAAGGAGGCAATATGAGAAAAACAATAGAGGCTCTTGAAACTTTGGATGAGTACGATGACTCAGATTATGGTGCTTATCTAGAATACACGGAGTTAAAAGGCAGATGCATGGTAGAACCTTCTACTATGTATATATATGAGAACCACGAGTTTCTTAGTACGTTTAAATACTTTGCACACTCAGATGGTTTAGAAGTCAAAGTAATAAAAGGAGATACAAAAATATGTTAGATATAATTAACATACTATTTTCTGTAATAGGATTGTGGGTTTTAATAGGTTTTTTTATTGATCCATTTATAAAATAATGCTTGACTTTTTTGTAAAAATGTGGTATATACAAATTAATAAAATGGAGGACAAATGTCTGATAATCAACTAACAAACATAAAAGGAATGTCTGATGAACAAATCATGCAGGCAATTGGTCAAGATGATGGATCTAACATGGGTGTTAACATACCTAGATTAGCTATCAATCGAACACCTGAAGATGACGATGGTAATCAATTACCAGTTGGTCATTACTACACTTATGATTCAAATATAGGTCAAAATATTTATGGTAAACCCATAACATTAAGGCCATTCATAAGTGCAATGCAATACATGCACTACGATGCTGACAAAGGAGAGTATGTAAATAGATCTATTATATTTAAAAGCTGGAAAGAAGAGGCTATAGATATTTTAGGTGGAACTAAATGTGGCAAGATAGCTTACAAAGAAAGAGCAAATCTTACACCTGAACAATTAGAACAGCAAAGAACTATTAGATGTTATAAACTTATCTATGGTTTATTATCTTTTAAAGATGGTAAAACTGCACAGGGTAAAGATCATTCAGTAGAAAACTTACCTGTTCTATATAGAGTAACAGGTACAGCATTCTCACCAGTAAGTGCTGCGTTAGATCAATTGAAGAAAAGAAAAAAACTTATGTTTAATTCTACTCTATCACTTGAAACTAAACGTCAGAAAAAAGGTGGCAATGTATTCTATGTACCTGAAATAATTGTAAATGCTGATGCTAATTTACAGTTGTCAGATGCTGATATGGAAACTTTAAAAGTATTCCAAGAGTCTATAGATACAGAAAATGAAGAGGTTATTGGTTTATATAATAAATCTAAATCTAATAGTCCTACTGGATCAGATTCTGTAGATGCTAAAGTTGTTGAAGAACTTGATGACAAATTACCTGAGCAGGTGCTTGCTAGTTAATGAGTGATATACTTATTAAAGTACAAAAGTATCTAGACAAGGTGTCTAAGAGTCCTGTACAAGCAGACAAAAAACTTGTAGAGGAGTTTGGTGAGGCGTGTAAAAACGCCTTACTAAAACAGTTTACTGATGACAGAAGATCTAAGTTTGAAATTAGAATGTCTAATGCAGGTAGACCTCTTTGCCAATTACAGATGGAAGCTAAAGGTGTAAAGGGTGAAGGACAACCTTATAATGTAAAAATAAGAAATACATTTGGTGACCTCATTGAGGCACTAGCTTTATTTATTATGAAATCAGCAGGAGTAAATGTAAAGAATGAACAGAAAAAAGTTACGTATGAATTTGAAGGAAATAAAATTGAAGGCAAGCAAGATGTTGAAATTGAGAACAAGATATGGGATATTAAAAGTGCATCACCATATTCATTTGATAAAAAATTTGGAGAAGAAGGTGGATTTCAAGAAGTTGTTAAGGATGATACCTTTGGTTATGCATCACAAGGTTTTTTATATAGCGAAAGTCAGAACAAAGATTTTGGAGGCTGGATAGCAATTAATAAATCTACAGGTGAATGGGCTGTTTGTGAAACACCTAAACTTGTAGAGCCATATAAAAGTGAAGCTATAAAAAAAGCTAAAGATAATGTAAAAGCAATTAAAGATGGTATACCTTTTAAGAGACAGTATGATGCTATTGAAGAAACATTCAGAGGTAAACCTACGGGTAATAAAGTTTTGGGCTTAGCTTGTTCATTCTGCCCATACAAACTTCCTTGTTGGGGAAGTAAATTGCAGTTGTTACCACAACAGCAATCTAAAGGTAAGAACCCTAAATGGGTTTGGTATACGGAGGTTAATAATCCTAAACAGGAGGAAGAGTCTGCGTAACTGGGTGAGTATTAGTTTTGAGGGGTCTAGTGCTCACCTTTACCAACTATGTATTGTTTAATAATAAAAGATAATGATAAGTGGAGAATATTTACAAATGAAATATGGGACTCAGAAAAAGAAGCAACTGACTATGCCAAAAGGAATAAATTTAAAAAGTCTATTGAATGGAAAGTTGTACCGTTTGATTACAAATATTTTAAAAAGTTATGACAAAAAAATTTGATAAGTCAATATTTAAAAATGCTATAAAAGTTTTAGTAACACCTTGGGAAAAAGGTTTTACCTGTGGAATTGTTATGGATTCTAGGACTAAGATGACCACAGAAGAGTACGAATTATGTTCTACAATTGCTAGAGGCATGATAAAGATGGCAACTACTGACCCTCATTCTACGTTTCTATGGGGCCTCCGTGGTTTTGCTGATGACAAGAAAACGGATAACAATGATCTAACTATTAACTCTATAGCAGAGTTTGATGATGAAGATAATGTTATTGACTTTCTTGAATTTTTAAAACAGAAACGTGATAAGGAGTTAAATTAATGGCAACACATGTTGTAATAGGTGACCCTCATTGCACACCTAAAGCAAGCAATGAAAGATTTCTGTGGGCAGGTAGGCTAGCCTCAGATGTAAGAGCTACACATATTATCTGTATGGGTGATTTCTGTAGTATGGATTCTTTATCTTCGTATGATAAAAAGAAAAAATCATTTGAAGGTAGAAGATATCAAAAAGATATGGAGCATTCACATGAAGCATTATCTTTGTTTAATAAAGGTTTAGGTAAATTTAAAGGTAAGAAGATTATGCTACATGGTAATCATGAAGATAGAATAGATAGGTTTGTAGAAGAAAATCCTGAGCTAGATGGTACTTTAAAAATTAGTGATCTTAAATTTAAACAATATGGTTGGCAAGAGATACCTTACAAAAAATTTAAAGTTGTTAATGGTGTACACTATGCTCACCATTTTCCATCAGGTATAATGGGTAGTGCTATATCAGGAGAAAATATAGCAAGAAGTCTATTGACAAAACACAAAGTATCTGCTACAGTAGGCCATAGTCATTTGTTAGATTATGCTACATCTACTTTACCTAATGGCAGAAAATTAAATGCTTTATCTGCTGGATGTTACTTGAATCATAAAGAACATTTTGCTAGAGATACTCAGCATATGTGGTGGAGTGGTATTATAGTTAAGAGAGAAGTTACAAATGGTGCTTACAATATGGAAACAATTGACTATAATGCAATAAGGAGAGAATATGGTAGACGATAAAGTTAATTCACCTGCACACTACAAGTATGGTAAAAAAGAAACTATAGATGTTATACGAGATTGTATGACAGATGATGAATACCATGGGTACTTGAAGGGTAATGTTTTGAAATACGTTGCTAGATATAAATTTAAGGGAGAGCCTTTACAAGATTTAGAAAAAGCTCAATGGTATTTAAGTAGATTAATAAAGGAGGTTGAATGACACATGGTGAGAAGATGTCTTTGTATGGTAAGATTATAGCATTACAAGAAGTTATGATACATACACAGAACGAGATAAATAAACTAAATAAACAATTACAGGAGGCAGACAATGGGGGCAATAAAGCAAGCGTTAATAGAAGTAGATGATATGGTTTGTAACTGTTTAAATACAGGTAGAACCTTGAATCAAACGATAAGAGATTTAAGAACAGAGTTTAATAAGAGAGGTAGAGATAATCCTTATTTATTAGATGAGGATTTAATAGAAGATAAGTACTATGCTTTTAGAGGTGCAGAATGATTAGAACACAATTGATAAAAGCATTAGCTAGAAAGTACGAAGCTGATATTGCTAGTGCTAGAGCAACTGCTTTAATATATTTAGAAAATTCTGCAGGTATTGGTGAACATCCACAACATATAGAAGAACTAGATAAATTGATAACTAAAATAGCAAACGCAGAAGAAAATATTAAAATGCTAGGTAAGCATTTTGATTACGATGATATACCATTTTAACAGGAGGATAGATGGAAAAGAAAGAAGAACAGAAAAAACAACAAACTACCCCTAGAACTTACATAATAAGTTCTGAACAACTTATGGATATTATGAGATATTTAATGACTAGACCTTATGGTGAAGTTGTTAAACTCATGAATGCTTTATCTGTATTAACACCATATAATGGAGGCAATACAGATGACCGAAAAAAATAATTTAGATAAATACACTGGTATACTATTTGAATTAAAGATAGGTCTTAACAAAGATAATGCAATTGTTATTGATTATGGTGGTAAGCCTGTTACTAAAATTAGAGAAGCACTTAAAGGCTATCCTTATCATGGTAATTTATGTGCTGCTGTAATCAACCATGCAAATGCTGTAGGAAGGAAATTACAAGATGACATCAAACAACTTATACAAAAAGTTTAGATATTACTTTTGGCACAATCCTATTATGAATAAATTTGAGGGTTGGGCTAGTTCATTGAGTACTTGGTTTTGGCAGAAACGATGGGGTGATAGAGACCTTTATCGTTCTGTCCAAAAAAAAAGACCACCTGACTAAAAAGTCAAGCGGTCTTCGTGTTGCCTGCTAGGGGAGTCTATTAATTTAGGCTTCCCTTTTTTATTGCAAGCTATCCATTTGTTCTGTTATTGGTTTCTTTTTTGGTAATAAAAAATTTTCTGTTTGGAATACTGGTTGTATTCTATTTTTATAAACATTACCTAATAAATTAGTGTAGTTAGGATTTTCTGCATATACAGACATACCCTGAAACATATTTTCTACTTTATCATTTTTGTTAATAGAATCTACAACTGGTTTGTATCTTTCATCATTAGCTATAAGTTGCATAAAAGCTCTAATGCTACCTTTGCTATCATCAAATGATCTTAACTTTGCACCACCTGATGTTTGTACAAAATTTTGATCACCTGTTGCATGTATACCAAAAAAATTATTAGCTTTTTTTGCAGTAGGTGCACCTTCAAACTTAAAATTACCTGTTTCAGTAGCTGCTATTGTTGCAACAAATGATGCAGGTATCTTACGTTCAATAGATTCCTCAGGATATTCTTGACGAACTTCCTCTATTGCTTTTATAAAATCTTTTGTCTGAGATATTTCAGCCATACTTATATTTATAGTTAGTAATATACTAACAATTCCAAGCCCGAAGAGCTTTATTAATTCTAGAATTTGGATCATTAGCTGTTTTTTTAGATGTTAATTTTTTTTTCATTCCCTTCATACGGGCACAGAAACTAGCTCTTCTTTTGTTTCCTACTTTTTTGCTAGGTGCTTTTAAGTTACCTCCAGTAGATCTATTATAACTAGCTCTACCTTTAGCATTTAATCCACCTGAGGGGTTTTTTCCTTCTTTACGTTGCCATGCAGGTGTCTTAGCCATTACTTCTTTTTACCTTTTCTTAACATAGCAAAATCTTTTTTAGTAAGTTTGCCATCTTTATTTATATCTAATTTTTTTCTTTTTCCTACTACTTTCTTATTTTTCTTATTCATCATTTT